AAGTCATTTGGTAACTACTAGTGCGAGTAGGGTTGCCAGTTGGATTTGCAACCAACTGGTTCCTATCTCGTGTATGCACTAGAAACCAACTCTTGCTAATTGGAGCAAAGTGTAAATGTCCCGAAGGATAAACCACTTTTCTCAGCAAGGACCAATACCCGTGTTTGGAGCGAAGCTCTACAAATCCAGGCTGGATTTGGCAAGAGAACAGGTTCTTCTCTTTTTATTGTTTCGAAGATCTTTACGATACTTTCTTAGCATTTCCTCTTCTTCTTTAGTCAGTGAAGATTGAACTTCTTCCGACAAATCAGGCAATTCAGGTGCCACATAATTTCCAACAGGCCAAAAGAGCACCTTGCAAGACATATGCGTTATATTTGTTGTTCCAGCTGAATTGTTCAAGAAGGAAACTTTATAGATGTAAGAACCACCACTAAGAATTTGATTTATTCCATCTACTCCTATTACAGGAGCAATTTCCCAGATCTTGGTGTAGCTCGCACTCTCAATTCCAAATGTAGCATCTCGCCCATACCAGCGGGTTGTCACCCCAGAGGGCCCAACAACTTTTGTAACAGTGAAAGTGGGAGTAAAGCTCGCCGTACTGGTAAAATCAGTGCGGAAAAGAACAATCACCCTACCAATCGGCGGGACAGTATCCGTAAGATTAAAAACTATGTTCTGTCCAGTAACGTCCACCGTCATGATAGCATCATGCAAACGACTATACAAAGAGGCATAAGAGCCAGAGAACGGATAGAACTGAAAGGCAGGTGGAAGATCAATAAAATTGGGAACAGTATCGTCTGCAAGTGTGACCTCAGCGGCACAAATTATATCATTTTTCTGAGGAATACCAATAAGGTCATCACCGCAATTCATCTTATCTTTATCAGTCATGGCTAAAGCGTACTCAACATTAACAATGTTAGAAATTTCTTTTTCATGAAGCTCTTTTAGCAACTTCATCTTATTTTGCACTTTACGCTTAAGCATATGCTGACCAGTTTTTAGCAAATGAGGTCCTTCGACACCCCAGGCAATCATCTCAATATTGAGCAACTCCAAAGTGCGAGTTCCAGAGATGTCATTAAACAGAGTCAAATCAATCCAGTAATCTCCAGGAGCAAATCTAGTTGCTTCCGAATCAACGGGATAAAACTCCCAGTACTCAACCCTAGTCGATAGAGTAAAGGGACTCGCATCTCGATATACGAGACTCATGTTCGATGAATTTGAAGAAACAATATGGCTATCGTAACTCGCAGCTTCATTCCACCAGTACTCCACGACAATCGTTAGAGCAGACATCGGTGAATTGGCTGTGTCACTAGCAACAGTAAAACCCCAGCGAGTAGAAGTCACCTGAGTTATTTTAAAGTTGTAATCCGCCATGGTGTAACCAATTCCAGGGGTTGCACATAAATATGTGCCCGACAAATCAGGTATGACCGTGGGAGTTTCCTTCCACGCATACAAAGCGCAAACCACAGCATCCGAAAGGGGTATGTCTGTGATAGATTTCACGTCGGATTTTTCAGGAATGGTCAAGTACATAGGTAGCTTTTCATTTTTCTTTCGATTTCGTTCAAAGCAATCCCCTTGCGACTTGACCAACTGTCTCATTTGCATCAAACGCAAATGCTCTGGCATCTTCGGAGCCATGTGTTTTCCCCGAACCCTACAAAGGTTCGGAAGAACTCGTTTCGCATCGTCGAGAGTTTCGACTTCCTCGGGAAGAACGGAAATGAACAGCTTCACAGCATTGATCAATACCGCAGTTCCCGCCTGAGCTAGCGAAAAAGACATGATTCCGGTCGCTGCCAAAAGGGTAGGCGCTATAATAGCAGACCACGAAAATATTTGGTGAGCAGTAGGATCCACCGTAATGAATCCAGTTTCCTCCTCAACAACCGTAAACGCGGTCAATGCTTGAATAACATCACCCAACTGAGCAACAGCATCTGAAGATGAGATGTCAAGATCTAAGCCACAGAAAAACTGGCTTCCATAAAATTGTGCCAAATTAATGGCAATATCCCCTAACTCGTTGATGTCAACCACTATATTTCTAGAATATTCAATAGCACCATCCTCAAAAAGAGAATCATGTGGTTGGGCGCCTATTCTGGGGTCTTTCTCCCCTAGAAACACGCCAGGATCACCAGCAACGACTTCGGCAAAGGGCAGATCAGAGTCAGAAGTTATTCTCCTGTTCGAAAACTCGAGAACAGCTTCCAACCCCACCTGCCACAAGACAGTATCAAACATAGCAGAATCAGTGATTCCACCCATGTAAGAAACAACCATGTAGCCAGCATCTGAGGTCCTCTTTTCAGGTGAAGAAGCAATGTCGGTATACAACCAACCGGTAGTCTCCGGGTATCGTATTTCAGCGACAACGCCAGAATTAAAAGTCACAGCACCTTTATGAGAGTATCCCGCAGGAACTCCCGTATAGGTACCAGGCTCATCATCTGGATCAGTGTGGAAAAAGCCTACAAACGCCCCATTAGCAAGCGTACTCACTAAGGGCTGTATAGTCATTATGGCAGATTTCACACGCCACTTCTCAAACTGAAGAGAGTCAAGATAAAATTCTGTTTTGAGAAACAAGGATGGACAAAACAACTGTTGGAAAACAACTGAACCTACATCGGCATCAGCGGGAACGCTGAATGCACCGATGCTGGCATAAGCATCCACAGTACAGAAGTCACCACGATCATGTCGTTTTGTCATCCTTCCTGCATTTCTCATCATCATAACTCCAGACAAATTCGCATCTATGTGTGGTGCCAAATGAGATTCCATCAACCTCTGCGTTGATGGTAAAGGAGAACCGACACGTTTCAAAGACTTTTTCTGCGCTGTCTTCTCCCACTGCATGGGATCAAGAGTAAGCGTTTTTAAAGTTTTCTCAAGTTTTTCAACCTTTGAAACGTTTCTATGAAGAGTATCCAGCTTCCTGGTATGCTCATCCATCTTCTTTTTATTCTCAGTAAGCATCTCATGGATCATTTTGTCTAGAGGTACACGATCAATAGTCGAAGACGGCTTTCGATCGATTTTCTTTGATCGGGCCTTTCGAGGAACGGTCGCCGGTAAAGGCGAGCGTCCTCTGGAGATAAGGGCTTGATCGATATGGCCTTTTAAAGGACCCAGAAACTTATTAGCCTTCTGGGTGTGAGCAGCTTGCGCTTTTTGACGGGATTTCTCCCACATGCGTGCGTCCTTCCGAGGGAAGTAACTCGCTGCAAACTTCATTTCGTCCGAAGTCCACTGGGAAGGATGTTTATTACGCATACTTCGCCAGATCTCCTTATCCGAGGTTTTACCCCCAGATTGTGACACAGCCGTTGTGCCAGACCTAATTTTTGCGGCTTGACTTTGAAGCTCGCTTGCGCGAGCTTGAAGAGCAGCAGCCTTTTGTTCAAGACTGCGTTTAGGATCTTTGCCTTTCGGCTTGGATCCAAGTTTTCGTTGAGAAGAATTCTCAACGTCGTATTAAAGAAATTGGGCAATATTTTCAAGCTCAATTGTGCTCATAATGGGATATCCATTTTGCACAGCTATGAACTTACAATTTTCTGCCCATTGAGTAAGAGGTTCATCCCGGTCCCGCATTTGGCTTTCATACCAAACACTGGGGCGAACCCAAACTCCTATCGGAGGTTTTCCAGGTATATAGTCCCAACTTAACAGGATTTTCCGATTTTGAATAGCCAACTGAAGAGCTTTTTGGGAGTATTCCGCAGCCTTTTGGGCCCGCAGACTACCCTCTAAACCAAAAAGATCAGAAGGCACAACATCATCGATATCCATATACACTGGATACCTACTGGCTAAATAACTCTTACCAGTGCCAGGGGGTGCCACAATATACGGGGCAATATCTTTACGATAATCCGAACAGGAATCCTGTCCAGGCCCATCAAAATATTTGTAGTCATCATCCGACTGCTGTAAGAACTTAGATTGGAGATATTTATTCACCACTCTCATACCCTCACGGTACATAATGAAATGGTACATACCACCAAAATAAAGTTCATAACATGAGCTTTCACCAGGGATGCACTTTATAAAATCCACTACTTCTTTTTGGGCTCCTAAAACCGAAGTTTTGAGAACCATTTCTTTTGCATCTCTGAAGTAAGTGTTAGCTAGTCGATATACTTCCTGTTCAGCCTCTTTCCCAGACCAGCGAAATGGGAAGGCTTTGACCATACAGGCATAGGCCGCTTGAATAGAATCGAGATCGGAGGAATCCTCACGCTTTCGATATTCAACTATCGCACGAACCTTGCCCTCTGGAAGAGCTGGAAGTAACACAAAAGTGTCTTCATAGGGCACAACTATGGAACGATGCCCCATAAAAAACACATCTTCAATTTTGGTTGCGGGAACGTTCCCTTCCCGATTATACGCGCATGTCCATCCAAAAAGATTATACATTTGTTCATTCATTTTGGCTGTAAAGGGTTGCCCCTGTATAGCCAATCGTGAAGCAAGAGTATCATCACCCGCAGCTTTAAGAATCGCAGCGGCTTTGTAATCAGCGTAAGTCCAATAAATTTTAGGCATTGCTCTAATAAAAGCTTGAATATCAATTCGTGATTGCCCAAAACAATTAAACAAATAAGTTTCTAGTTTTCCGGAAGCAAACCCTCGGTCCACATAGACAAAAATTCCCAAACATCCTAAAAACCACATTGATTGCACAGAGCCATCAAAATGGTCAAAGATCATTTGTTTGAGTTCATCCTCATCCGCCAATAACATAAGTTGGATGGCATCCCAATAATGAAAATACTCATACTTTCGTTTATCCCAGCGTTCAACATCTTTATCGTCTGGTATCACTGTAAAATTTCGTGAAACTTTCTGCATCAAATGATGCCACATCAGACGGAAGATCGAGAAACCACCGGTAAAGAAAGTATTGTCAATCGTTGTGTCAATATTAGCCACTTTAGTCAAAAGAGCACCAAAGAGACGACGAGCACGAATAACAAGAATTTTCTGATCAGGATTCATCAAGCGCGTTTTTCCAATCATTACTTTTGAAACTTGGAGCATTTCATCTTTAGGAGAACCATTTGGCCCCCAGGCGATTGGACGCCTGGCTTTCAAAAGTTCCCAATCCAAGTAACATAAGTAGGCAAGTGCAGGGTACTCCTTCTCAATCCAAGGTTTCAGTTTCCTGAAAACAAGGGTAAGACCAAACCCTGTTGAAGTCGAGGTATCCATGGGCGCTAATCCCTCCCTATTTCCAAATATAGCTTGTTCAAGCGGTATAGAACCATAGGTTAGACCAGCAGCCACATTATCCTCATGCAAAATCATCTCCGCAGCCATAATTTCTTCAGCTGTTCCATCGAACCGTGGAAATCTCTCCACGTCCGGGAATCCATCAGGGGATTCCTTATGCATCTCCGCCAATTGTTTAATAAAAGCACTAACAGATTGAACTGCAGGCAAATAATCAGAACGTTTGGCGTATCTCGACTGACTGCACCACCGCTGAAAAAGACCATCTGGCTTCAGATTGGTCTTTATATGTTGAGCGGCAGTGGACATACCAACGTATTTTGACATACGTTTAACGTCAGTTTCAGACATATGAGGAGTGAGGGGTTCAACCATCTGCTCCACATCAGTCAACACACAAGTTGAAGCCTCCAAGGGATTAGCTTGAGCCTCAATGTCAGTGTGTTTCATTCCATCTGGTAACTGGCGTTTTTCCAATTGTATTGATGCTTTAGGTTTAGCCGCAGTTAGGGTAGCACCTAACGCCTTATAAACAGTAAGGGGTGAAGTCACCTCAATACCGAACTGCGGCATATGAAAACCCTGTTTTCGAAATCCATGTCGATCCGAGAAATCTTTAATCAGGGCCAGGTTTTCATTAGTAAATGCAAAACCCTGACAAAAAAGAGTTCCGTAGACGGCACCATAATGGGCACCGAACAACGACTGACACGAGGCAGCATCCGATATAGCACTCATACACATTCCATTTTGATTATCAGAAATATACGATAATGTGTTACCAGTGCGATATACAAAGGTACGAAATACAAGATTCCGGCCATTGTCATCCTTCGTTTGGACCGTAGCCCAAACTGATGTATTCTCTTTCATCACCACAGGCTTGTAGTGAGGAATACCACCAAGGAACGCGGGTAAGGGAACCACTATTCCATCCTCATGAAATTGGAAGTGAGTATTCAACTCACCACTTTTAACACGGGCAGAATTGGGATTCGGATCCCACTCAAAGACACCACCAAGTGTACCATCTCCCCAAATATAGGCGCGACAAGTTTTCGTCTCCTTATCATACGCCCATTCTATAAAATGCTTGCACATCACTATCACATTATAAATCACTAGTGCATGTGCCTGCTTTTTATCTTTAGCAGAGCCGATGTTCATCACACGATAAGCCCACTGAGCAGACGGTAAAGCCTGCTTCACAACTCCATTTACATCGGGAAAAAGGGAACTAAGTGAGCTAGTTAAAGACTGATACAATATTGAAGGCTCAACTGTATCAAACGTAGGTTTTGATAATGCAACCTTATTAACCAAATATTTGGATCCTTCAAGTAAGGAAAGCATTCTGTCATGAATATCCTCAAGAGGCATCTGACCAGCCGCCTGCGCAACCAGTGCAGCAACTCTTCGTCTGGGATTTGAAGTTCCGCCCTTCACAGGAACAGGAACCTCAACCTTAGGCAACCCAATTTTATCAGCATAAATATCTAAATCTTTTTCAATCTTTTCAACAACTGATTTAAAATTGGAGGCATCCACAGTACTATGAGCAGCCTGATAGTTGATCACAGGAGCATCAGCAACCTTTTGCAAGGAATTTCGGAAAACGACAGAGGACTCAGATTGAGAAGCAAAAATTTCAGGTTTTTCCTTCTTCAAACCATCACCCAAAGCCTTTAAATATGCTCGATTTTTCTTTTCAAGGTTTTCAATCGACTTTTTAGTCGCTTCATATTGTTTTTTACGATCAGCATAATCGCTTGGGCGGTTGACAAACAAAGCAGTACGCTTATCATCGTTCTGCTTCATCCATTCTTTAATAACTGGAGGTCTAGGAACAACCTTTCGAACAGACTGCTGAGTAAACTCAAAGTCATGTCCAACACCAGATATCTTAATGTCATCATCAACTGTAGGTTTGTAGAAGATTTCAGCTTCAATAGGAACCTTTCGTCCACGAGTCATTATCCAAATTTTCTGACGCGCTTCATCATCGGGTGCATGAGCTGCAACCCAATCGCGCAACTGTTCAGGGGAACGTATCTCCTCAGAGACCGATCCCTTTCCAAGACTTGTCCATATACGTGTAATCCCATGTTCAGGGTTATCCTTGTGTATGTTAGCCGGATCAAACGCATAAGAAGAAATAAAAGCGGCCACTCCTTGTTTCACCAACACTGGAGTATCTACCACCTTCTTATTCTCGACGGAGGCTGTGTAACCTCGCGTAGGAGTTTTCGCTATAAACATAACAACAGTAAGTTCCTTTGGAAGACTTGCATAAACATGCTTTACCTCATCTACCTTTCCTCGTTCTTGCGCCCAACCCATCACGTCAGGAGGAACACTCTCTGGGTGAATCAAGATTGGTTTAGCACTCTGAGCAACGAAGAAGGTACCTTGGGCATTCACTTGCGTAGATTTCTTCCGAATTTTTCGCTTAAGAGCAGAAACTTTCTCTGATACATTTTCAGCTTTCTCTTTGGCAAGGAGTTTCAACCTCTGCCGAATCTTTTTAGCCGTTTGCCTGGTATGCACAAACACAATTAGCACCATAAACATGCAAATTGCAAGAAATGCAACAAGCCAGTATTTCCACCGATTAAAGAAGGAACCACATTCAGTACAGCAGGAGCGCAACCGCTTACCTACTCGCTGAGAAATGGTTTGAACCTCCCTCTCTTCATCAGTTTCAACCGTGGACCAATAAGATGTGATGTTACCTTTAACAGTTCCAACACGATTCTTTGCAGCATTGACCCAATCCGTAAATCCTTGATTTTCTATTTGCCCACTACGCTGCACGTCGCGAGCAATCCGATCAGCAATTTGAGTTATACTTTCCTCAGAAACATAACGACGAGCCATAGCTTCTAAACGCTCCGATTCATCTTGTAATCTTTTAATCTCTGATTCTATCGTAGCAAGAGTAAACTCATTCTCATCATCAGTATCTGATGCACCGGAAGTTCCCGTTTCTGGGGACCCCACACCTGCAAGAAACTCTTGAGTGTCGGATTTTACAAAATCAACTCCACGACGCATTTCTGCATCGCGTTCTTGTCGACCGAGTCGATCAGCCTGACGCTGTTCAAACTCGATCTTTTGCCGTTGTTGCTGTTCCAATCTAGAACGATGATCCATAAGTCTCATTGTTTGATCCAAATTGGACTTTATCGCATCTTGAACCCGCTTAGCTTCCTCATAATCCCATCGGGATTTCTCATAGGCACGCTTAGCGGTTTCATGTTCATGAAATTCATCTTTAGTTTCAACCTTATCTGTTTCCAAAGCAAGCCTAGCTTTAGCTAATTTAGCATCAGCTTCAGCCTTAGCCACTGAATCAGCATAAGACAGCAATTGAGTACGAAGAAGATTCGAAAAAGCATCTTCGTATGCTGCATTTTCATGAGCATCTTCACGCGTTCTAGTCCAAAGTTTTCCATTCCAGAACACTGTTCCATGCGGAGCAGCATACTTTAAAACCTCTGAACCATTTCGACTCACTAATTCACAAGC